GAGCATTACTACAACGATACAAAATTCTCTCGAATGGGTGTCCAATGGGAAGACTCAATTCGCAAATTACGAGAGCAAGAGGGTCGCCCAGCTTTAACAATTAATAAGCTGCCTGCTTTTATTCGCTCAATTGTAAATGAATCCCGTCAGAATCGGCCAGCTATACAAGTCACGCCATCGGATAACTTTGGAGACGAGGAAACCGCTCAGGTCATCGGCGGGCTGATCAAATCTATCGAACGCAGGTCAAGCGCCGAGGTTGCTTATGCAACTGCTTTAGATTGCGCGGTTACTGGAGGGTTTGGTTTTTTCCGGGTAGACATTGATTATGTAAATGACGAGAGTTTTAGCTTGGAAGCTAGGATAAATCGCATTCCTAATCCGTTGTCTGTCCACTGGGATACATCCTCGACTCGCTTTGATGCTTCAGATTGGGAATATGCTTTTGTTTCAGATTGGATGCAGAAAGACGAATACGAAGTAAAATACCCCGGCGCATCAACGGCTAATTTTGAGGGCGACAGTCGCGACGAGGCAAGCGATCAATGGATACGAGAAGACAGCATTCGGATTGCCGAATATTTTTGTAAAAAGCCAGAAAATTACGAATTAATGCTTTTAGCCATGACTGATCAGCAAACTGGCGAAATACAAACTCAAACCGTGCAAGAGCAGGATTTAGTTACGATGGCAACGCGGTTCTTTGAGAACCAAGAGCTTGATCCAAATCTAGCAAAAAACGAAGACGAATTAATTCAATCATTTATGCAAATGTCAGGCAGCGAAGTGCGCCAGACACGCGATGTTCAGACGCATAAAATCGTGCGCTATATTATGAATGGTGATGAAATTCTAGAAACTGATCCTTGGCCTGGCAAGAAAATACCTATTTGCCCGGTTTGGGGTGAAGAAGTATTTATCGACGGTCGCCGGAACTTTAGATCGATGGTTCGTGACGCCAAAGATTCGCAGCAGATGTTTAATTTCTGGCGGTCAGCATCAACAGAATTAGTTGCCTTGGCACCAAAAACACCGTTTATCGGGCCAAAGGGTTTTATCCCAAAAGGCGACGAGACAAAATGGGCATCCGCAAATACTCGCAGTCACGCATATCTTGAATACAACAAATCTGCTGGCGAAGCGCCGAGCAGGCAACCTTTCGCTGGCGTTCCAAGCGGCGTTTTGCAAGAGGCAGCCAACAACATTGACGACATGAAATCTATAATGGGAATTTTTGATAGCAGTTTAGGAGCGAGATCAAATGAAACTAGCGGCAAAGCTATCATGGCTAGAGAGCGCCAAGGCGACGTGTCAAACTTTCATTTCCTCGACAATATGTCTCGTGCGATTTCATATTGCGGAGAAGTCCTTGTTGATATTATCCCGTCTGTTTACAGCGCAGAAGAAAGCATTCGCATTTTGGGAGAAGATAACAAAGCAGAAGTCGCAAAGCTAACGCAAGAGGCAGGAGGATCACAGAAAAAAGGTCTCAACGGAGAGCCTGCACTCTACAATCTATCAGTCGGTGTGTATGACATAAACGTCAAATCTGGGCCATCGTTTGCAACACAACGAGAGGAAACCCGTGAGACTCTTATTGAAATTATGCGGCAAGTTCCAGACGCAGCGCCGTTTGTTGGTGACGTTTTGTTAGATCACATGGACTTTGTTGGGGCTGATATTGTTGCCAAGCGTCTTAAACATTTACTCCCGCCTGAGATAAAACAGGCAGAAGATGCAGAAGGCAATTCAGAAAACCCTGAGATGGCTGCTATGCAGCAACAACTGCAAGCAAAAGACCAGCAGATGCAGCAAGCTCAACAGCAAGTCATGCAAGAAATTGAGCGCATGAAAGCTGAAAACGAGGCTATTAAGCAGGACAAACAAGCTCAAATGATAAAGGCCGAAGCAGATGCTAAGAAGTCGCAAGCTGACGCAATGGCAACAGGTGAAGAGCTTGTTTTAAAAGACAGAGAACTAACATTAAAAGAGCGGCAAGCGGAATTAGAAGAATTGCAACTGCAAAACAAGCCAGGAATGGTGGCACAGTGGGAATACGAAGAACGGATGCAAGCTCAAAAAGATCAATTTACTGCCATAGAAAATGAAAAAGACAGGCAAGTGGAATTGGCAAAAGTTTATATATCGCATCAAGAGCATATGATGGATCAGGAACAAGCAACGAAAGAAGCAATGTTAAAAGCGGCAGAGGCTATATCGTCAAACCCGCCGGACATGATTATTGCTGAAATAACGTAGGAAATGTCTGATTTAGAAGACGCATTATTTTTAATGCTACATTCTAAAGTACATAGAAGATGGAGAGTTGAAGACATTGAAAGATTGATTATACCGCCGATTAAGTTGCAGCAATGTGGTTTTTTAAGACAAGATGATAAGGCGGTAGGTTTTTTTACATTTGGTTTGTTTTCAAATGAATCATCTGACGGATATAAAAATGGAACGAGGAAAATACAGCCGAATGATTGGCAATCTGGAAACAATTTATGGATCGTGGATTTTGTTGCGCCATTTGGACACACTAAAGAAATGTTTAAACACTTTAAGAAATACGATTTTTTGCACGATGCTAAATTTATACGAAGCCACAGCAAAAAGAAAGTTAGAGCCAAAGGAAAGATTTTAGAAAATGTTAAACAATAAAACTCCTTGGACAGATGGTCTTTACGGCCCTGAAGAATGGATCACAGAGCATGACTTGAAACATTGGTGCTTTGGCGGCGATGGCGATGACACAAATGGCGGTGATGACGATGTTTTTAATGAAGCGGTTGAGCCAAACAATGCTGATGCAATAGACAGTATGCAAGCGTTAATGGCAGAAGAAGAAGCGTTAGCGCACTCCAACACGGCTAATACAAATAATTTTGACGATCTCGCGATGAGCGCCCTTGACCATGTTTCTGGTATGCAGAATGCGTCATTAGCTGGGCATTCTTATGGCCCTGGCGGGACAAGCCTAACGTCTGACCATAACGCTTTTGGATTATTTGACGAAGAGCAAAACGAAGCACTAGGAAACACAGCCCAAGGAGTTGTTGATAGTTACGGTCAAGCTGTTGATGACGCCAGCAATATATCATCACAAATCGCCAATCTTGTAGGCATTACTTCTCACGCAAGCATTGACCCTGAAACAGGGCTTTATGGAGAAACCACAGGATTTAACGCAGGCCCAGCACTAAGCGTTATAGGAGGGCTAATTGGTGGGCCAGTAGGGTATGGAATAGGCGCAATGAAAGGTTTAATGACCGGGAATCTAGTTGCGGCTGCTGAACCTACTGGAATTTTATCTAAGGCAAATAGCTTGAGTAACGTAATTACTGGTTCGCCTGTCATAGGGCCACAATATAGTGGGCCTGGACTGCAAATGCACACGCCTTCACATTCACCATATAACGGCCCAGGACTATTTGGGCCAGGAGGTGCATTACATACACCGGGTGGAATTATAGGCGCTATAGGACGGCAATAATTTTAGATAACTTAAAAGGAGTTTTATTTTATGTCTGACGCACAACCAGCAGCCGACGTCCAAGAAGACGTAGCTGCGCCAGTTCCAACAACAGAAGAAGCCCCGTCAATTCACATTGAAAGCGAGGGTATTGTATCTTTGGATAGTGAAGAGATTGTGTCTCTTGACGAGCTAGAATACGAAACGCCAGAGGTTGAGGACAGCGCAGACGAAACGGACGAAAGCGCGGAAGAAGCCATCAAAGCAGATGACGAAGAATCCGAAGATGCCGTTGAAGAAGACGGTGAAGAAGGTGAGGACGAAGAAACCGAAGCTGATCCCGAAATGCGAACTTTTGATTTCGGTGGCAACAAACTGGAGTTCCCTATTGATAGTGTACCGCCAGAATTAGCCACTAAAATTGACGAGTTTTCTAAAGGTGTATGGTCTTCGGCAACTAAGGCTCACCAAGAGACTGCCGAGCGTTCTAAGTCGCTCGACACGCAAGAGCAGACCGTCGCAAAAATCGCAGAACTGAACGGTACTGCCTTGGAAACTTATACACGAGGAGTGCAATTAAAGTCGGACATCGAGCAATTATCATCCGTTGATCTAAGGCAAGAATGGCAAGTCAATCCAGACCGTGCTAGGCAGCTTTCAGATGCATTGGCTGATAAACAGCAAGAGTTCCAGCAAGTTCTATCGCAAGTTCAACAGCAAGAAAATGAGGCCGACGCTGCAAAGCAATCGCACCTCAACAATATTGCTGCAGAGGGTGTCGCAGAATTGAATAAAAAGTTCAAGAATTTCTCTACAGAGAAAGCGCCTGAGCTTTTAAATCATATCAAAACCAACCACCCAAATATCTCACAACGTGAGCTTGATACCTGGGCTATGAACCCAGTTATTACGGAATATGCGTATAAAGCTATGCTGTATGACAAGCAATCCCAGGCTAAAAGAAAGCCAACAAAGCAGACCGCAAAAGCAAAGCCCGTTCGATCACTAAGATCAAAGGGGAATGCTACATCCGCACGTCCAGCAGCAGATATGGGCATGGGTGATCTTAGAAAGCATCTTGGCTTGCGCGGATAAATTTAACTTTATCTTAAAAGGATAACACAATGGCTAATACAACCTTAACAGCCGCAATCATTGCCAAGACAGCAGTGTTGCAGCTAGACAACAACATGGTAATGGCGAAACAAGTGTTTCGTGGATATGAAGAGGAATTTTCAAAATCCGTAAATGGATATGAAGTTGGCTCCTCAATTAGTATCAAACGTCCAATGGACTTTACAGTTCGCGACGGTGCGGTAATGAACGTACAAGACACGACTGAAGGCAAATTGACGCTTTCTGTAGACCAAAGAAAAGGAATTGATTTTGAGTTCACTTCGCAAGAATTGACCTTGGACATCAAAGAACTTTCTGAGCGTGTCATCAAACCTGCTATGATCCAACTTGCTAACCAAATTGATTCTGATCTTATGGATCAATATAAAAATGTTAGCTCCTGGGTTGGAACACCGGGTCAAACGATTAACAGCAACCAAGACTTTTCTAAGGGGCCAGAACGCCTTGACGAATTTGCATCTCCTATGGACGGACGTTGTGCTGTTTTATCCCCAACGGATCACTGGGGTCTTGTTGGCGCGCAGACTGCTTTGTTAAATGACAAATTAGTCGGTGATGCTTATAAGCGTGGATCACTTGGTACAATTGGCGGCGTTGATACGTTTATGTCGCAGAATGTTCCTACGCACACAGTTGGAGTTAACGCAGGAACTCCAGTTACAAACGGTGCCAATCAGCAAGTTACTTATGCGGCTTCAAAAGATACGAATACGCAGACGTTAATTACTGATGGTTGGTCATCTGGAGCTTGCACACTAAATGCTGGTGACGTGTTTACGATTGCCGGTGTTTATGCTGTGAATCCTGTAACGAAGGCAACCTTGCCTTTCCTCAAGC